TGTTGCGTCACTTGTATGGCGGGGGCCACGCCCAGACCCGATGGTATTCACCATCCGAAGCAACGGTCTGGGCCAACTTCAGTGCCGGGTTGCGCCGGATGGCCCCCATGTGTTTTGTCTTTACCTGCGGCGTGTTGCGTCACTGCTCATCTATTGGCACTTACCGTCATCTACTGCGCACCCATCGCATCCGTCCATCTCCACGATCACATTCCCACCGACTACCGACAGCGTGGCATCCTGATCCGCGAGGCGGCGGATCGCCTCTCGTAGACGTTCGATCTCCTCGGCCGCCTCCGCGAGCAGTTCGCCAACGTCGGCCTCCCACGCAATCTCGGCCCGCAGTCGCGCGACGATACACCGCTTCTGCCGTGTACCCTCGCCCGGTGTAGCGTGCGAATTCGGTGTACGTTCCCGCTCGGGATCATTGCCGTTGTTTGCGTTTTGCAATCCCGCTCGGGACAGCTCCCGCACCAGACGCGAGACGAGGCACGCAGGGTGCCAGCGGTGGCACTCGCCGCTGTGCGTCTGGACGCGGTCGCCTTGCGTGGCGAGCCATTCGCGGGCGTCGGCCAGGAGGTCGCTCATACCAGCAACTCCACAAGCTCGTGCGGGATCAGGCTGCGTATATCCTCTAAGACCCGCTCAGTCTCGGGCGACGGCTCGCCGTGCTTCAGGATCGACCGGCAGCGGTTGTCGATCAGTTCCAGGGCGATCAGGGCGTCCCGGCCCGCGAGGGCGTAGCGATGCTGCCGCTCGTCGTCGGGATCGCTCAGGTCGAACCGGAGGATGGCCTTCATGCCCGCAGCCTACCGCCGCCGTCAACTAGGTCAACGCTCATTCGTTCGCGATTCGCGAAAGGCGAAAGCCACTGCCCCCGTCCCATCGTCGCCAGGGTGTTGTCCACCTGCGTTACGCCTGGGGGCTGCCCACCGTCAGCCCGATAGACGCCGTAGGGCGCGGCGTCGGCTGGCGGCGGGTTGTGATCGGTACGCCACTTCTGGATTATTGCCCGCCACGCAATTATCCCGAAATGCCTCACCTACGGTGTGTAGCGTCACTGCGGGCGAGATTTGCCCCAGTGCAGGAGCGGCACGCCGCAGCAGATGGCGAGCAGACCGACCGGCATGGTGAGGAACATCCAGACAAACGGCAGGGCGGCCCCCGCACTGCGGTCTTTGTCTATCGGCACCTTGAGAACATTGACGATGTACCAAGTCAGGTACGGCTCGTTGAGCGTGAACAGCGGGGCGGGCCACGCCACCCCAAATAGCCCGCCGACGAGCAGGAGAAATCCAGCGATGGTGGCGACTTGTTTCATGCCTGTACTCTGTGGGTGTAGAGACGCGCGTCCCCACATTTCTGGTCTAGGGTCAGACCGGCATCGGCGGATCGGGCGGCAGCAAGGCGATAGCGTCGGCCCAAGGCAGCACTTCGACGGCGGCGTTCAGCACCGCCTTATCGGCAGCCGCCCACATATCCGCGAGCAGCCCGCCGGGTTCCACCTCTGTCAGAACATCAGCCGACAGCATCAGCCGCCCATCGGTCATCACGCGAGGCACAGGGCGGCACTTGGTACTGCCGTATTGTGCGTGTAACTCAGCGAGCCTGCCCGCGAGCGTGGGAGTGAACACCAAGGCGTAGCCCCTGGCCTCTTCGTAGCTGATCGGCAGCGTAAGATCACCTAGCGTCATGGGATGGCGGCTCCGATGGCGTTGTAAAGCGTGGAGATGCGGGAGTCCAGTAAGGCCAGGTTGACCTGCTCGCCAATGCTGTACCACGCCATTCTGGCGTTGGAGTGAGAGGTTGTGCTTGTGCCGCGATACACCTCAATGGTTGCGTTAGTTGGAGCGACAGAAGCAGCAGCAGCAGAGCTTGTTGCGCCCGAATAGCGATAGCCTGTGTTGTTGGCGTCTGAATTCCGTGCCACACCGACGAAGCCAGTAACCGCCTCGCTGTTGGCGAGATTGAACACACTGGTTGCGGTGTTTGCCCGCACGCTCAGGAGATTAGACGTTGCTGCCCCATGCAACCAACTAGAACCATCAGCGACTGGAGCGCCAATGTAAGTTCGTCCGGTTGCGCTGGCGGTTGAGGCGGCAGTGACATAAACCGACAAATGTTTACTGTTCTGCGGGTCAGCGTTGTTCGCCCTGCCGGAAGACAGGTACTTCGTTGACCCGTCACCGACAAGCCCCGTCTTCCGGTTGTAGTCCCCGCTGACGAAGTTGTTATTCGTCGGGGCCGAGCCAGCCAGCGGCGTCAACGCACCGGAGAGCGTGCGAGCGCCCATGAGGATGCAGCTAGCCTTGATGGCCGACCAGATGCCGTCGCTCTTGCAGCCGGTGATGAAGGCGTCGATGGCCTGCACTACCGGAGCCTCTAGCGGCTGGCCGTCTGCGGCGTTGACCGCCAGGACGTAGGCCCGCGCGGCGGCGTCGGTCGGCAGCACCAAGCCGGAAGCCCTTGGGCGAAGCAACCTAGGTGACATTGGCATGGTGGCGCGGCTCTAGAGTTAGGGATGTGACGCCGTTCAGGTGACGACCCAACGCGAGAGCGTCGAGTCATACATGAGCAGCATGGAGCTATTGGCCGACACCACCACGTCGCCCGCCCACGGCGAGATGAGCCGGTTCGCGGCGGCGCTCGCGGCGTCCTGGTGGCGGAGCGTGATCGCGAACGAGCCGACGTTCCGGAGCAGGATCGCGTGGCCGTCGAACAGGCCGGCGGTAATGCCGGTGATGTTCACGGCGGCACTCGACGAGATCCGGAAAATGTCGTTCGTGGCGATCTCGAGCGCGTAGTCGTTCCTGTTGCTCGTGATCTGGGCCGGCGTCGTCGTCACGTTCACGGGGGCGGTCATCTGCTGCCAGTTGGCGGCATTGAACGTCGCGCCGGTCGTGCCGGCCACGCTTCGCCGGTAGGTGATGCCCAGATAGTGAACCAATGCCCCCTTGGCGTAGGCGGTGTTTGGTGCCCAGGCCGTGACGGCCACCCAGTTAATGCTCGAGGCCGACAGCCCGGCGGTCGCGATCTTCGCGTCCGTGACGCTTCCGTCCGGGACGGCCGTGAGGTAGCTCCCGGAAGCTTGCTTGCCGTCAAGGGCGGTCTGGAGACCGGTCACATCGGAGATCGCGTGTCCGTGGCTCGCCGCGGCGTAGCTGCCGCTGGCCTGCTTGCCGTCGAGGGCCGTCTGGAGGCCGGTCACGTCGGCGACCGCGTGGGTGTGCGGCAGATCGCGGATCGAGCCGAGCGTCACCTTCTGGGTCGTCGTGCCGGCGGCGTTCGTGGCGGGCACCACGGCGTTCGCGTTGGCCGTGCCGGCCGGGAGCTGCGAGATCTTCACGTCGGGCATCGGTTACTGCTCCGTGCGGAGGTAAGCCCCTGCCTCGGTCCGGAGCTGATCGCCGGCCTCGGTCAGGATGGTGTTGGGCGTGGCTGGTCGCCGCCGCAGCTTGCGGCGGAGCAGGCTCAGAATCCGGAGGTTTCGCGGCCGGTAGACGATCGCCATGGTCGTGTCAGTGTCGCGGCATGGCCCGATCGCTTGAACCGACCCACCGCTGGTCGCGGACCTCGTCGGTCCATCGGGCCTGGACCTCGAGCACCCGCGCCCGCAGCTCGTCGGGCGTCGGGTCCGGGGCCGGCGGCCGCCATCCACCACCGCGGCCACGCTTGGGGAGGTCGGCGAGCTGGTCCCGCAGCCTGGCCCGCAGCGTGTCGACCGTCACGCCGACGGCCCTGGCGATCTCTTGCTGGCATCCGCCCGCCTTCCAGAGCCGGCGGACGTGCCGCTCCTGGGCTCGTGTGAGCAGCTTCTTCGCCGGGGCCGGAGGCCCGTCACGACGGCGCGGCATCGGAGAGCCTCGCGATCGTGACCACGGTGCGGGCCAGCTCGCCGCGGGACGCGTAACGCTTGCGGCAGTGACCGTCGACGACCTGGGTGTCGTCGTGCCAGACCGCCCTCGAGGTCGTGATCGCGTCCTGGACGCCTTTCGCCAGGTTGTCCCAGTCGCCGGCCCGCATGCCGGGGAACGACGGCGAGCCGGCACGCAGCTCGCCGGATCGCGTGACGTGCGAGGGAGGCCGCTCGAAGACGCACTCGATGTCGATCGCGTGCGGCCCGTCTCCGGCCTGCCAGCCGGCCCGACGGGCCACGGCGGCCGCCTGGAGGGCCACGGCGGCCTTCAGGACGTTGATCCCGTTCTTCGTGGGCGTGTAGGTCCGCCCGTTGGCCCACCTGGCCCGCGGCTGCGGCACCGGTGGCCCCAGCACCTCGAAGGTGATCGTGGTCGCATCCATGCGACCGTCGAAGGTAGGGCGGCCACCGCTTGAATCTAGGGTCTACCGCCGTGCGATCTCGGCCGCGTGGGCGGCCATGTCGTCGGGGTCCATCCGCTGCCGGTAGACCACGAACACCACGTTCGCCTTGTTGCCGTAGAGCGATTTGAGCGTCGACCGTAGCCGGTCGAGCTTTGCCGCAGCGGCGTGGGTGAATGGGTCGCGGAACGACACGCGGAGGAACGTGGTGTCGCCTGCGAAGTGGTCCATCAGCACCTGGGCCGGGGCGTGCTGCCACCCGCTCGGCTCGTAGACCGTGCGGACCGCCGACGCGATCTGCTCGGTCGTCACGTCGAGGATCACGTGGCGGCCTCCTGGAGGCTCCGCTTCGCGCCCCTCACCGACTTGTCGACGAACTCGCCTCCCAGCATGCGAGCGACGAACGTCCCCTTTTCGGTCCGCTGGCAGTACTGCCGAAGCGTGGGCGGCGTGTCGAACCCGTCGCATAGCCCGCGCTTGATCTCCGGGATCGCCGCGATCGCCTCCTCGAGCCAGCCAGGCTCCCGCAGCCGGTCGAGGGCCTCCTGGGGGGGCTCGGAGGACCTCCACTGCCGCTTCTCCCCCCAGGCGGCGTTCCAAGCGGTGACGAGCCGTGTCCAGCCGTCCCCAAAAGCCTCCGGCGGCGGGGGAGGTGGTGGTGGTGAATAAGACATGGACATGGAAGCATCGCCCGGGCATATGCCGTCGCATATGCGATCGCATATGCCATCGCATGCCGAATCGTCCGATTCGGCCGCGAAACCCGGTTCCGGAGTTTGGGCGGCGGCCTCCTTCGCCCACCTCGCGGAGGCGGACTGACGAGCCCGCTCGCTCCGTTCGTGGGCCAGGTGCCGCTCATGCTCCAGGCGGGTGTTCTTCCTAAGTCCCCCTGTCGATTTAGGGAACTTGGGGGAGATGGTTTTCCAGGCCTTGGCGATCCCTGGGGAGATCAGCTCGAGGCGCTTCACGTCGTCCGGGATGCCGCCCTGCTCCCACTGGGCGATGAGGAGGGCCACGTAGTGGCCTCGCTCCTCGGCCGTCCAGCCGAGCGTGGCGGCGACGAAGTCGCGACCGAAGAAGGGGAACCAGCTACTGGACATCTTCGTCCTTCCTGCGGAGTGTCAGGCCAGACTCGATCGCCAGCTCGATGTTCCGACGCAGCTCGTCGACATCAACCAGGCCCTTCCAGACGGAGATCCCGATCGAGCTGGTGAGGTCGACCAGGCCTTGGCTTGTCGGCATCACCAGATCGCCGGCCTGCGTGTAGCAGGACAGGACGACGTTCTTCGCCGGATCCGTGTCGGTCTTCGCGTGTATGTACGCGTGGCACCCGTTGCACAGGGCCAGGAGGTCGTCGATCCGCTCGCGGTACTTCCTGGCGTAGGTCAGGTGATGCACGGAGTCGATTCCGTTGAGCCGGCACCGCTCACACACGCCGCCAGCTCGCTCGTGGACCTCCTTCTTTAGGACGGACCACTCTCGACTGCACAGATAGGCCGCGTACTTCTCGCGGTCGTCTTCGATCGCCTTCCAGTCGCCATCAACCATAAATTGCTCCTTAGGGTCTACCCGTTTAAGTGAGCCATTGGCTCCCTTGCCTTGCCCAGCCGCGCCGAGCCCTGCCGCGCCTGGCCCTGCCCAGCCATGCCCAGCCATGCCTCGCCGCGATTGGATTGTCTGTCGAGCCATTGGCTCCCTTGCCTCGCCGGGCCCCGCCCGGCCGTGCCTGGCCATGCCGAGCCCCGCCGAGCCTCGCCACTAATAGGCTTCAGATCATTGCGCCGACATCGCCGACCGAGTCGGCTTTGTGAGCGACTGTACCTCTCGCCTCGCGCGAGACAACGCGAGCCGCTCCGCCTTCATGTGCTTCCTCGACATCGCAAGCGCAACGCTGGCGTGCTTGGTGAGTTGCGACGTGTCGATCGCGTCCGTCTCGCGAAGCCCTCGCGCGATCTGCCTCTTGGCCTTCTTCTGCCGCAGTTCCGGAATCTCCGTGGCGGCCTCCATGTCTGAAAGCAGCCGAAGCCCGACGGTCGGGTCAGGAAGGCAGGCCACCTGGCGGTCCCGCAGAAGCCTGCGGCGAGCACGACGGATGATCGTCCAGCCTCCAGTCTCATCACGGTGCCGCCCCATCGCGGATTCAATCACCGCCCACGGAACGGTCGTTCCCTTCGGAAACACCGCCACAGCATCCAGAACCGCGTCGATTTCGGCGTCGTACTTCTTGTCGATCATCTCTTTTCTCCTGTTGTGAAACTGCCCATTGGGCACCTTGCCTCGCCGAGCCATGCCACGCCCTGCCGAGCCCTGCCTTGCCGTGCCCCGCCGCGCCACGCTTGGATTGTCTGGTGAGCCATAGGCTCCCTAGCCTCGCCACGCCCTGCCGAGCCCTGCCTTGCCTTGCCGAGCCTTGCTTGGCCTGTCTGTTGAGCCATTGGCTCCCTTGCCTCGCCAAGCCCAGCCGGGCCCGGCCTAGCCCGGCCTCGCCATGCCGGGCCCAGCCCGGCCCGGCCAGGCCTTGACAGGCCACGCCTGAATCATGCCTTTGAGACAGTCGCCTCAAACATGCCGAACCTCCCTGGAGTCCTGCACCCAGGACGCCAGTCGCACAGGCCGACATCGCCTGCCAGCTCGAACAGCGTCTGCAAGCTCTCGAACGTGATCTCGGGGGCCATGATCTGAATCACCCCGGACACGCTCCACGAGCGAAACATCGGCCGGACGCGAACGTGCTTGCTCGTGCCGACTTTCGCCCGCTTGACCGACAACTCGAATCCGGCCTTCTCGACGGCCTTCTTCTGGTCCGTGAACTTGTCGTCGCGAGCCGCGACGAAGTCAGTCGCCGAGATCTGCTTGCCACCGTTGGTGAACTCGAGCGTCTCGTCCGTCAGCAGCAGCCCGCTTTGCGTGATCGCCTTGAACGTCGTCTGGCGCTTTAGCGTCATCTTTGCGCCTGCCTGCCGCAGGGCGACCATCACGTTGTCCGCCGGCATGGCAATCATTCCATCCGCATCGCGGTAGAGGTACGTCTGCCATGTCCACGCCGGGGAGCGATCGTCGCCCGGGACGCTGACGTTCTTGTTCCCTGGTGCCTTCCTCCACTCGTCAAGCGTCGACGCAGCCTCTACATCGTCCGCGTGCATCAAAAGGGGCGTGATCCCCTTCAGGGTAAAACGAGCCCTCCGAACGTCCTTCGTAGCCATCTTTATCTCCCTGTGTCAGAAACAACCCAAAACTCCGGCCGCACGTCAACGCGACGCCGCCGTGATCCGATACCTCATCTCCCGATTCCCAGTCGGCGAGACCGCCTCGCCGATCTCCACGACCAGGCCGCGACGCCGCAGCTCGTGCATGCGGCGGGCGACCTGTTGCTCCGTCAGCCCGCACCGGCCGGCCAGCTCGTCCTTCGTGCCGGGGCCGGCCGCCAGGGCGGCGAGAATCCGCCCCTCGTGGCTGCCGGCGAACGTCGGCGCGTTGGCCGCGGCCGACCTCGAGGTCGGTGGATCCGTGCGGCGGCAGAGCGCCACCAGCGGAAGGTCCGCGTCAGCTTCGATGTATGTGCCCATCCCTGAGCCCTCAGTCGTCCGTGTATTGGCCCCGTGACGTGGGGCGGCCGGCGTGGTCACCGCTGGAAAGGTCAACGGCCCACGCTCGCCCTGTTAGCCGGCACAGTGGCATCGCCGGCGGATGCGGCTGGGAGGAAAGCCGCTGCGGCCACCGCGGGCCGACCGCAGAGTCAGTCCCTTCCTGATACTGGCGTGTGTCCGATTGCCGCAGGTCCGAACCGGCACATCACGGCGTCACATACCGCCGCCTGGTCCTCGACCGGACGGTGACCGGCGTGCACCTCGCCGCAGATTCGATTGCGAACCTCGGCCGCACGCTCGCGTACCTGTGACTGCTCGATGGCAGCGACGGCCACTGGCGTCGGAGCCCAGCCGATGGCCGTCTCCAGGAGCGGCACCGCCATTCGGAGCAGTGCGTCCACCGACAGCCGCTCAGGCTCCGGCGTGGTCTCGTCCTGTGCGAGAGCCATGCGGGCGACCGTCAGCAGCGATTGGATGTCGAGCAGGCTAGAAGGGGATTGCATCGGCGTTGCCCTCCGTGGTGGCCTTGTGGGCCTTCGCCGCTTGGGACCGTGCCGCTGCAGGCTTTGCCGCCGCGGGGGCCGGCTCAGCCTCGTAGTACTTCCGCACGTTGACGAACGTGCCGCCCTTGCTGCCGACCTTGTGGTAGATCTCCGCCTCGACGTGGCGGCCGATCAGGTCGCCTGGATCCATCCGCCGCCAGTCATCGAGCTGCACGCCCAGGGCACGCAGCAGCGACGCCAGGCGGGCCTTCGCGATCCCATTGCCCTTCGGCATGGTGTCCCACACCCAGCCCATACGCTTGTCTGGGTGGGCTAGCGTGACCTTCAGGCTCGTGTCATCCTCGCCGGCCCGCTCGACCCGGAAGCCATGACGGCCCTCCGGGACCAGCTCGCGACCGCCGGCAGCCTGCGGCTCGGGCGTGGCCGCCACCTGGTCAAAATCCTCGAAACCCCAGTCGTCCATGTCAGCTCTCCTTCGCCTTCGTCCTCGCAGCCGCGAACGCCGCGACCGCCTCAATGTGCTTCTCCGTGTAGACGTTGGCCGTGCCGGCCACCCGCAGCCCTGCCTCATCGAGGACCTTCCGCATGGTGCCGGCTGCCATCCG